GGTGATGGCGGCTCAGATGCTTCTGCGCTTATCTATGGCGACTTTAGCCAGTTGCTTGTTGGCCTGTTTGGTGCGCCAGACATTATGGTTGACGAGACAACTGGTGGCCTCGCTGGTACAACACGCATCATCCTGCACCAGGATGTTGATGTTGCGATCCGCAATGCCGCATCGTTTGCTAAGACTGATGAGGTTTCAACAGCCTAATCATAGTGGGGCGGCTCCAGGGTCGCCCCATCTTTCCCACTAACAGAGGTTTATCATGAAAGTTAAGATCACAGAAAAATGCTACACCGGCACCCAGGGCAATATGTTTGCGGGTGAGGAGCATGACCTTGATGACAAGATTGCAGAGAAGCTGATCGCGCGTGGATACGCCGAGGCAGCCGCCGCTCCAAAGAGAGCGAAAAAGAAATTTAGCCTGTCAAATCGCGCAGTTGATGAGGCAGATGTGGCAACGCCAGAGGACGACTGATGGCAGTTGAGAGCGCAGCAGACCGGGCCATTTTCGTCAATGTTGACGACTTTGGCACTGCTGCGACTTACACACCAGCAGGCGGCGCAGGCTCCACTGTCAACGGAATATTCGACAATGATTTTGTGGAGGTTGACGCGGGTGGCGGGGTTGCCGTTGCTTTGCAGCAGCCGCGTTTTCATTGCCGCACTGCTGACGTTTCAAGCGCCGCTGAGGGCGATGCCCTGGTTGTTAGCGGGGTCAACTACACTGTCAGGATCGTGCAGGATGACGGCACTGGCATGACGATGCTGGTATTGGAAAAGAATTAGATGGCGCATGTCCGAAAGCAAATCAGAGACGCGATTGTGACTGCGACAACCGGCCTGACGACTACAGGCTCCAACGTATTTCGCAGCCGGATTTATCCGCTGGAGCAGACTAAATTGCCCGGCCTTTGTATTTTTACAAGGTCAGAGGCGGTTGAATTTGATACATTGACGATGGCCCGGTCAATTAACCGGGTTCTGGATGTAATGATTGAGGCGTATGTGTCAGCAACTGCTAACTATGACAATACGCTAGACCAAATTGCTGTTGAGGTTGAGGAAGCCTTGGCAGCTAATGTGACGCTTGGAAACCTGGCCAAAGATACCCAGGTGACAGCGTTTGAAGCCGATTTTTCTGGTGACGGTGAGCAGCCGGTTGCCATAGGTCGCTTCACCGTGACGGTGCAATATCGCACCGCCGAGAATGATGTTGAAACTGCCGCATAGGAGATAGAAATGGCAACTTTCAAAGGTAACGAAGGCACGGTGTTGAGCGGGTCCAACGCTGTCGCTGAAATCCGGTCTTTCACTGTAAACGAAACCGCCGAAACCATCCAGGACACTGTGATGGGTGATAGCGCTCACAGTTACGTTGCGAGCTTCAAAGATGCAACCGCGACTGTTGAGTGTTATTTCGATGACACCGACACAAATGGTCAGATGACTTTTGACGTTGGCGCATCGGTCACTGTCAACTTTCAGATGGAAGGGACGACCAGCGGAGATCATAAGCTGACCGGCACTGGTATCATCACCGGCAGAGACGTATCGGCAGCGGCTGATGGTATGGTTGAAGCCACTTATACAATGCAGATCACAGGCGGTCTGACTGAGGGTACCGTTTCCTAATGTCACTAGGTAAAAAGATAGCTGAACGGCGACAAAAGCAAGCGCGTATCATTGAGGTCCCCGAATGGGGCGATGATGATGCGCCTTTGCTTTTGTATGTTTATCCGATCACCGCTGGCGATGTGAACAAAATACAACGCAAGCATAAAAACTTTCTGAATGATATGACGATTGACGGAATGGTCGATCTGATCATTTTGAAGGCTGGTGATGCTGATGATAACAGGGTTTTCACTCTTGAGGATAAATCACATCTGATGGCAGAGCCTGTCACCGTAATTTCTGAAATCGCTGGGAAGATGTTCGGCGATATTGATGGGATTGAGGCCGCAGAAAAAAACTAAAAAGCGATCCGCTAAGGTTTAACATAATGGCTCTGGCTGATCGCTTACATAAAACACAGGATGAGATCGAGGATTTGACCTTGTCTGAAATCAACGAGTGGTTCGCTTATTTTAAGGTAATTGAAGATGGCAGACACAAATCTTAAAGTAAAAATCAGCGCAGTTGATAAAACACAGAAGGCATTTCGTTCTGTTGCGTTTGGTTTAAAAGCGGTTCAGAGGTCTCTGTTTAGTTTTCGCGCTGGCATTGTTGCCGCTATCGGTGCCACTGGCCTGGGCTTGTTGATAAAGTCATCATTAGATAGCATCGACAAAATAAGCAAGATGTCGCGCACTCTGGGCATAGCTGTCCCGGATTTGCGAAAGTTAGAGCATGCGGCTGAGCTGTCTGGTGTGCAGCTAGACACATTGGCTAGGGGTGTTCGCACTTTAAACAAGGGCGCTCTGGATTTTGTGAAACGCGGCAGCGGTGAGGCCAAGGACGCATTTGAGGCGCTTGGTATTTCCGCTGATGATTTAAATGGCGTCCTCGGTGATCAGTTTGCCGTCTTGGAATTGATAGCTGATCGGTTTGATGGCGTTACCAACTCAGCAGAGAGATCATCAATCGCTCAGGAGCTGTTTGGTGGGCGTGCCTCTGACTTGTTGATTGTTCTGGAGGAGGGCGGCGAAGGCCTCCGAAAGATGGGGGAAGAGGCTGAGACGCTTGGCTTGGTTTTGTCTGCAAAATCAGCGCGTGGTGTTGAAGATGCAAATGATGCGTTTACTCGCCTTTTTAGTGTTTTTAAAGGAATACGCGATACTATAATATCAGCGCTTGCGCCTGCTTTCCAACATCTCGCAGACTCTGCTAGGGACGCCCTGCTTAATAAAATCGGCAAAGATTTTAAAAGCACAGAGAATTTGGGCAAAGAAATGGCGATTGCGATTATTGATGCCTTTAAGGCAATAGTTAAAGGTTTTAATAATTTTTACAATGAATTGGTTCAAGGCGTTAACACGCTGCGCCGCACAGTATTTGACCTTAAACAATCGCTAAGTTTTGAGACCGAGCAAAAGGATTTTGACGAGCAGTTTGAGAAGATTAAAAAAAATCTAGAAGAGTTTACCGAAGTGGCCTCTAAAGCAGGCCCGCAGTTTGTGACCAGTATGCAAGGCGCGGCGAAAATATTAAAACCTTTGATTGATGGCGCTGATCTGACCTCTGATGAAATTAAGGAGATGGCCAATTCTTTGAGAGCCGCATCTCAGTTGAGTGGCGCAGCTACATTTCCCCTGCAAAATCTAGCTGATTTAACCGATGAATTAGCACGCCGGACTAAGAATATGGGGACCGAGTTTGTTGAGTTTCAAAAGTTAAATATTACTCTTGGGTCTATGTTTGATGACTTGATCGCATCTCTAAACAACACATCTGAAGGCACCGACAATGTTGACAACAGTGTGAAAAAGGCAGGGCTATCAGTAGCCACTTTGACTGATATTTTGTTAACCATTCCGCCAACGCTTGATGATGTTAATAAGACGTTCGATAAAACGCTGATGTCAATGAAGGACATTCAAGTCAATGGCGTCAATTCCTTAGAAGATGCCCTGTTGTCATTGGCAAACAGAACATCGACAGTAAAAGACGCTTTTAAATCAATGGCCCGATCTATCATCAACGATCTGATGAGAATGGCTATTCAGCAGCAAATCACTGGTCCTCTGGCTCAGATGATGGGCCTCCAGGTAAGCACGCCAACCGGGACGCCAACCGGCAAGGCCATAGGCGGCCCGGTACAGGCTGGCCGTCCTTATATGGTCGGCGAGCGTGGGCCTGAGATGTTTGTGCCAAATCAGAGCGGCTCTATTGTGCCGAATGGACAAATGGCCAGCGGTGGCGTCAACATTGTGCAAAACATAAACATCACCACAGGTGTGCAGCAAACTGTGAGAGCTGAGGTGATGCAGATGTTGCCGCAAATCAGCAACGCCGCTAAGGGCGCTGTTTTGGATGCTAGACGGCGCGGCGGTTCTTTTGCGGCTGCATTTTAAGGGGTGAACAATGGCAATCACATATCCACTATCATTGCCCACAGTCGCTGGCATCTCATCAATAAATCTCAGGGCTGTTAACGCGGTCTCAATCAGTCAAAGCCCTTTCACGTTTAAGCAGCAAGTCATCGCGCACCAGGGTCAGCGTTGGGAGGCTGAGGTTACTTTGCCGCCGATGAAGCGAGCTGATGCGGAGGTTTGGGTGTCATTCCTGGTCAGCCTGCAAGGCAGCAGAGGCACGTTTACAATGGGCGACCCCAATGCAGCAGCGGCGCGTGGTAGCGCCTCATCAACGCCCGGCACGCCGGTTGTAAACGGTGCCAGCCAGACAGGGCAATCACTGACTGTTGACGGCCTCCCTGCGTCTGCTAGTGGCTATCTAAAGGCAGGCGACTATATCCAGCTCGGCGGCGGTTCGTCAGCCACGTTGCATAAGGTGCTGGAGGATGTAACAAGCAACGCATCCGGCCAGGCAACGCTTGAGCTTTGGCCTTATGTCAGGACCGCGCCAGCAGATGGGGCCACGATTGTGGTTGGCAGCACTGTGGGAGTTTTCCGGCTGGCCAGCAATCAGACAGATTGGTCAATCAATAACGCGGCGGTCTATGGCATCACATTTGCTGCGATTGAGGCGGTGGCCTAATGTCCAGA